GTTTCCAGTGCTTCCAATCTGAACTCAATATTACCCACTAAATCATGAAACACTTAAAACTCTATGAAGAATTTCTCGATAGTTTCGATGGAGAAGATCTTTCAACTAGATTGGATGAACTGTCCAATGACACTTTACTAAGCGCTACTGATATAGCACATGGATTTGCAGCTTCTCAGAATGGGAAGCATGCTCCTAGCCGTGCAGAAAAGGGCGCTAGGATCTTCAGTCATATCTTTAGAGACTTCATCGGAAAAACTCTAGCAATGGGAACTATAGAAAAGATAGAAGTGATCGGAAGATCTGATGATGGATTTCGTATAACTCTTTCCATTGGAAAATCCACGATCGAGTACTCGACTTATTATGACTTTCTTGACTATCATAAGGAAGTTGGTAACGATAAGCAAGAATTTTATCTACGGGCTGACAAACAATTGGAACATCATAACCATAAGATTAAAGTTCTTCCTATACAAAGAAAGGATGCTAATCTTCTCTGGAAAATAGTGAAAACTTACAATCCAAAAACAACCATTGTCCCAAGCTCTTTCAAGCTCTATGGAGATCACATATCAGAAAAATAAGAGAAATTCATGATTCTGAACGCAAAATCCAATCAGTTCATTGCCAAGTTACCCAAAGGGTTTCTCTACCCAGAGCTGAATGAGAAGTACAGTTTCTATCTCAAGAGACTTCCCACACCCTTTGAGAACATTGAAGACTATCTGAACCATACAATCTCCTCGGTGACTTTTCCTCAAGTTAATGCGGATGAAGCTCAGCAGATCTTGGATAAGAGACCTCAATTCTGGAGACAGTCTTTCGAATTGGAAAGGATCATTGTCAAAGAGTTCACGATCAATTTCAAGACAGCTGACGGATATCTCAACTACTGGGTGCTATTTGAGCAGTTCCAACTCTACTTGGAAGAACCTAACAGAAAAGACTATTTTCCTGACATGGATCTCATCTTCCTGGACAGAGACGGATACCAACTGGTGACAGTGACGTTCACTCAACCTCTGATGAAAGCTATGGATTCTCTTGAGATGAATTACGGTTCCAATGCATTTGAGTTTCGTACTTTCGGAGTGACTTTCAAATACAATTGGTTCAACATAGCGGTCAAGCTTGACTGATATATAGAAAAATAATTTGCAATGAAAGATTTTCAGGAGTTTCTGAACGAAGCAAGATTTCATACCGCTGGACCCGGTCCGACATTGAGAAAATCTTTGGATACTCTCGGAAAAAAATTTAAAAAATTTGCAAGAGATCATCCAAACCATAGAAAGTTTAGGGTTTGAAAGAATTCCCAAAACTGGACTGGAAAGAACGATGGATTATGCATTCAGAGATCCTGAGAACAAAGATCCCAACGCTAAGGTAGTCTCTTATACTAATGGGTATGTTAGATCTTTTATGTCCGGAGCAGGTCGCTTTTTCAAAGGGTGCAGTTTATGGGTCTCCTACTACCAGAGATCGTCTGTATGATGTTAAAGATAGACTGTTATTCATTCTCAGAAGAGCACTAAAGACTAGATTACCCGGAGATCTCTACCGAGAATGGCTTTCAAGCGACAAAGATGTTCAAAGTTTTCTTCATCAGAAAAGGGGAACTTTAGTCGGTAAAAAATTCGGTTTCTAATGAAAAAGTACTCTGAACATATCTTGGAAGCTAAGGATGAGATTGTAACTCTCAGCGTTGAAATTTCAAATCTTCAACCTCACCAAGCAGAGGAACTCAAGAATCTCCTGTTTGCATTTGATGCGGCAGGTTCTCTGGGTTGTTCCAGGGAATTTAAGTGTTTCGTGGATGGAGATGGAGCTTTTAGACCCAAAGTCACCATCGATGAAAAAGTTCTGAAAGATCAGAAACTTGGAAAAAACGTGAATTTCGATAACGAAATTCTAGAATTCAGTTTTGAATAAATGAAAAGGATGAAAACATTCGAAGAAGTCATACAGGAAAGTAAGTTGCCAGAGGGCACTCTCAATGAGTACATCTCATTGAACGATACAGATTTTGAGTATCTCAATGAATCCGAGAAAGCTCAAGTTCAGGATCTTCTCAGAGAGTACGGAGATAAAAAGATCTCAGAGCTTGACGAAGGTTTTCTGGGAAAACTCTTTGGAGGAGTTACAGGTTTTCTAGTGGGGCCCACTATCGGCAAAGTCATCGCTAATGCACTGGGAATCGAGAAGGGAATTATCTACGATATGCTAACTTCCCGTCTAGCCACCGCCGCGCTTGGTGCAGCACTCACTAAATACATGGGAAAATAAATGGAAGCTATCTGTCCAGTTCATGGAACTCTTCTGGATTCCGAGGGATTTTGTGCCAAATGTCTGATCGAAAGTAACGTATAATTTTTTAACTCTTTAAACTTCATTTAATGACGATAATCGGTATCGATATGTCGAAAAATTCTCCGGGTGTCTGCATCAGGAGAGATTCTTCTCTTCAATTTTTATCCTTTTTACGGGGCAAGGACTCTGGAAAGATAGCTTCTCATTACAAGACTCTAAGAGAAGCTGATGTTGAATTGAATTTTTACGAACACAATCAACCTTCAGGGATGGAGTATTCGGACTCTGAAGTCTGGAAAGCACTGGACGCTTCACGGTACGCTGAATGGATAGTTTCTCATCTGCCTCAAGAAGTAGACTTTGTGGGCATCGAAGGGTTTTCCTACGGTTCAGCCGGAAACTCTTTCATAGACATTGTGGGATACGGATACGCGGTTCGCATGGCTATCATCAAAAAGTACGGTACAGAAAAGTTCTCGGTGTTCTCTCCCGGGAATGTTAAGAAGACTGCTGGAAAGGGCAATGCTAACAAGGAAGCTATGATGCAGTTCTTTTTGGATTCCAAGATCGAAGAACTCAGAGATTGCAATTTCTGGAAAGGTCTAAAAGAAGAAAGCATCGATAAAGCCAAGAAGCCCGTGGATGATCTTTGCGATTCTTTTTGGGTCCAGGAATGTGCTAAGGATTTCTTTCTGAAAAAGTAACTTCTAATATATAGCAAAATAACTCTTTATCGAATGAAAAGTTTTTTGCTAACACTGTTCCTGTTTCTTTGCATTCTTCAGGGAACTGAGGCTGCCTCATCTTCTCCTATCAGCTACACGGGAGTTAGTAACATGACGATCAATAATCTTACTATCGTCGGAGGAGCCGCTTCATGCATCTCTTTGACTAATTGTAGCAACATCACGATCACGAATTGCAATCTAAGTGGAACTACTGGAGCCGGTAACTACGGAGTTAATCTAGTCAACTGTACTAACATCACTATTCAGTTCTGTAAAGTCTACAATGTGACTGCTGGTATCTATGTTTCCGGATCTCATGGAATCGTTATAGATCATGACCAGTTACAAAATATGACAGGTGCATATCCCCTCGCGGATTTCATACAGTTCAATAACGTTTCAGGAGGCGGTAACCGAATCACTAACAATGTTATGGAGAATGTGGCAGGTTCCAGTAACGGAGAAGTTGCGATAGACATCGTTAACAGCAACGGCCTATCTTCCAACCCTATCATCATCTCAGGCAACCAGATCAGAGGACCTGGAGGTATTTCATCTCCGACTGGAGGAGGAATCCTACTGGGAGACGGAGGAGGAAGTTACCAAGTCGCTCAAAGCAACATACTTGTCAGCCCAGGCTCATTCGGTATCGGAATAGCCGGAGGCACGGGGATCAAGGTGATCAGCAATTCAATCTATGGGTATGCAACGATGTTCAATGCTGCAGGAATCTTCTATTGGAATCTAGCAGGAACTTCTTCTCCTTCCATCACTGTCAGTAATAACAGAGTGAATTTTGTCAATTCTACATACTCTTACATAACAAAATAAGTCGAATTCTATGCTTAAGAAGTTATTTTTTATCTTTTTCATGCTAATGTCATCATTGGCTTTTGCTGATGACACAGCTGCTCTTCAAGCTCTAGTCACTGCTAAGAACACAGTGCTTCCGGCAGGACATGGGACTTATTCCATTAGCAGTCCCATTTATCTGTATCACAGCTTGAATTTGAACGGTAACACACTATCCTACACATCATCCACGGGATCTGCTATCCAGATGACTACCGATGGGATGAAAATCAGCAACGGCACTATTCAGGGACCGAATAACACTTACCTCACTACAGCACCTTCAGGAATAGTGATTTCAGGAAACAGAGATTCTGTGGTTAACATGAACATCACAACTTTCGGAAATTGCGGAATCACAGGAGGTTCTCTGGGAATCGGCAATTCTCCCTACATAGGACACAGTCATATTTCCAACACAGGCTACATCGGTTGCTTTCTTGTTTCTTCCACTGCTATAACCGGAGGAGTAGTGGAATTTAATGTCTTTGATAGAAGCATGATCAGCTCCTCAGTAGTCACGGAAGGAGCATTGATGATCAGAGGCACTTCCACTGCATCATCCTCAGGGTGGAGCGTTCATGATAATACTATGCAAATGCCAAGCAACCCAACAGACATAACTTCAGAATGTTACGAGCACAGGTACGCTCCCAACAGTAAAATTTACAGAAATACTTGCATCGGAGGCAGCATCGGGATTTCAATCGTATATTCGAACTACGTCACTTCTCAGTACAATTCGTTGTCTGGACAGAATCAGGAAGGTTTAGAGTATGCACAATCCAATAACTCTCTGATTTACAGGAACAAAATTTTTTCTCAGTCACAGGATGGAGTCCTGTTTGATGGGGGAGTTGGTAGTAACACTGATACATTAACTGAAAACAATATCTTCTCATGCACAAGGTACGGATTTCATGGATACACAGGTGTCAGCGGAATAGTCATGATCAGGAACAGCATCAACACTTCTTCCACTGCTATTTACTTGCAACAATCGCACGGCTTCACGCTGAATTACAATACTATCACAGGTAACGTAGGAGCTTCCAATGCTATTTACTTTGACACTTCCATCGGAGATATGACAGTGTATGCTGGAACTATTTTGGGGTTCACGAATGCAGTTTACGTTTACAGTGCTAGCGCTACTGTCACGGATAGCATCAGCGTATCCTATACGCATGTCGTCAGCACAACTCACAACCTCACCACATCTCTCTCAGGTGGAGCTACTGTGGGGTCTCACATCACTTTTACCAGCCTTTCTTCGAAAACTTTGACCAAGTATTACGTATCTTCCTCTTCAGGAAATGATGCTAATAGCGGCACTTCAGTTTCAGCTCCGATAAAGACACTTTCCAGAGTTTCCAGCCTTGCATTGAACCCTGGAGATCAGGTGCTCCTAAAAAAGGGAGATACGTTCACTGGTTCCATAAGCATCTCTCATTCCGGAAGTGTGGTGGATACGATACTGTTCAGCTCCTACGGAGTCGGAAGCAATCCCATACTCAGCGGTTTTGAGACTCTCAGTAACTGGACAAACCAGGGAGGAGGAATCTGGTCATGTGTGGATGCTAATCTGGGAACTTACGACGGAACTGTTAACAAATTTTTCATCAATGGTGTAGAGTATGCTAGAGGAAGATTTCCTAAGACAGGATACAATACTTTCACTGCTTTCTCCTCCGACACTTCCATCACTGATCCCACGGTACCACTGTCTCCTTCCTATGTAGGCGGAGAGATAGTAGTCAGGGACGTAGCTTATCAGCTCAACAGAGCTACCATCACAAAACAATCTTCCGGGGGTGTTTTCGTTTTTACTGCTACGGCCAGCAATCCTCAGGGCACAGGTTGGGGTTATTTCATACAGAACTCTCTTTCTTGCTTGACAACTTACGGAGATTGGTACTTTTCATCTTCCACGCATACTATTTACGCATACTTTGGCGCTACAAATCCCAACACGTTGAATGTGATTGCTAGCAGCACAGGAGCTCTGATCAGCTTTTCAAGCTCTCAGACTTACAATAGCATCAAGGGTCTGGATTTCACAGGAGCTAACAATTACGGAATCTATGCTCCAAGTTACGATGCAAATTACACCACAGTCTCCTACTGTAATTTCTACGTCATAGGAGATGATGCTATCTCAGCAATGGGTTCCAGCAACACTACTTACGTTCACAACTACTTTAACAACATCAATAACTTAGCTATAGTCACTAACGACTCCAACAACACCACAGTCTCCTACAATACGGTCAATAGTGTGGGAATGATTCCTGGAGCTGGAGAATCCGGACAAGGTACTAATGGAGCAGGGTCGTACACGGGAATACAAGTTGGAAACCAAACTATTCTAACAAACACCAACAACTTAGTGTCATATAATACAGTAACTAACATCGGTTACATCGGAATTTCTGTTAATGGTGGCGGCTACACTTGCACAAACAATTTCGTCAATGGGGCAAATTTGGTTAAAATGGACGGAGGAGGAATCTATACTTATGGTGGAGGCACTTCCACTAGAGTCTATTCTCAGAGATACATAACTAATAACATTGTCCTAAATTCATTGGGAAATCTAGCTGGGACTTCCGGTATTTCCAACCAAGCGCAGGGTATCTACACGGATGATAACAGTTCTAACATAACTATTGATAGTAATTTTGTAGCAAGTGCAGGTTACTCTTGCTTCTTTTTTCATAATTCACACGAACTCACGGTGAACGGCAATGTAGCTATCAATGGCAGTTCGTATCAAGTTTATTTTGCTCATGACAACATTGCTACATTTGCCTTGATCAGAAACATAACTATGACAGGAAACTATTTCGTGACAACTTCGTCTGCTCAAAAACTCTTGTATCTCTATTCTGTTGCGAGCAACAGTTCTTCCTCGGATCTTACGTCGATAGGAACTCTCTCTTCCAACTACTACGGAAACTTGAGTTTGCTTTCTAGCACCTCTGTCTATTCCTACTACTACACAGGTCTAGGAAGCATCGTGAACACTAATTTTGCAGGTTGGCAAACAGCCACTGCTCAAGAGTCCACTAGTACTTACAACGTTCTAGCTAGACAATTATGGTTTCCCTATTACAAGACGCCGCTGAGCACTCTAACGACTTTCCACTCTTATTTGGATTCTGGAAGCAGCACTCCGACCAACTGGAGCAACAATGCATTTGGAGCACCGATCAACAAGAACATACTTCCTTCAGTCATCATAACATATTGATGGAGGTATCATTGGAGCTTTACTTCAGCTCTTCATAAGGTAACCATCATCAGGTCGTTTAGTCATCACACAAGAAACTCCTTGTACTCATGGAATACAAGGAGTTTGCTATGAGTAAGATGAATCGATGAAGGCTTTTCTGTTTTTGAACTTTTTTCTCATTCGACTAAGATATATAGAAGGTAAATTTGATATTCAAATTCTCAGGGCATACACAGGCAATTGATTGATTCTTTGGCAAAAATAAGTGACCAAAGCTCATAAATAGACTCTAGGAAAGAGAACTAAATTTACCGGGCAACTAATAAATTCAACAAATTAACAATTTAAACAGGCAATCATGGAAAATTTTCAAGACATTTTCAACCTCAGTACCGATGATTTTGTGGATCCAAAAACCACATCCAAGGAATCGGAACTCTACAAACCCAACGCTAAAGACGGCAAGGACAACGTCTACAAATCTCTGATCCGTTTCGTACCTTGGTACAAGGATCCTCGTAAGTCCAAGATCAAAAAGTATTCTTACTGGTTAGAAGATCCTCTCACAGGAGACGGCTTTTCTGTTGACTGTCCCTCCACGATCAATCAGAAATCTGTGATCCAGGATACTTTCTGGAAGCTGAAGAAATCTCAGTCAGTCGCTGAGCAGAAGCTTTCCGAAAAGTTCAAACGTAGGGAGAACTACTACGCTCTGATTCAGATCCTAAAGGATGAGCAGAGACCGGAACTTGTTGGAAAGATCAAGGTCCTGAAATTCGGTCAGAAGCTGAACGGAATCTTGCAATCTGAGATCCAACCGGAGTACGGAAAACCTTACAACCCTTTCGACCCTCTGAAAGGTAGAATCATGGCTCTCACTGTTACCATCTCCGGTGGTTTCAACAACTACGATCAATCAAAGTTCGTAGCAGAAGAGCACCCTTGCATACTGGATGGCAAGAAAATCGACGCAGATAAAGCTAGCATGCAAGCATTCTTCGAGTACTTGAAAGCTAATTCTCCGGATCTCTCAAACTATGACTTCAAGGAATGGGACGAGGAAACCAGAACTAAAGTGAAATCTGTGATTGAGAACATAGTTCCCTCGATGAGAACCGCTGAGCAACTCACCAAAACTGCTCAGACTTCAACCTCTTCTCGAAGCACTGAGATCGATCTTAGTGAATTTGACACTTCTTCTTCCAAGAAAAGCGGTCATGATGATCTAGCAGATCTGAACTTCGACGAATTCGATAAGGAACCATCAGGAGGCTTGGATGATGACTTATATGCAGGTCTCTAATCTGGAGAACATTCCCAAACTGGAAGGAGAGATTAATTTCTCTCCTTCTTTTGCTTTGGACACGAATGTGCAGATCAACGAGGAAGAATTCTGGAAAAAAGTTCACTCTTCAGTTTCTCATGTTCTGAATCGCAGATTCTCTGAGGATTCCAAGAGAAAGATCAAAGTCTTTAACGATCGAATAGCTTTTGCTTGCCCTTACTGTGGAGACTCCACACGAGATGCTGCAAAGAAAAGAGGCAATCTGTTCGTGGAGTCCATGAACTATCACTGCTTCAACGGTGATTGTAGCACTCACATGTCCCTTCAGCATTTTCTGAAAGATCAGGGAGAATTCGATAATTTCACTCAGGATGAGCAAGCTTTCATGAAACTGAAAGCTTCGGAACACGCTAACTTATCCGGAATCAAGAAGATCAGAATATCTCAGGACATGGAGTCACTGATCTCAGAGGAAGCTATGAGACTCACAGTTTCAAGGGAATTCTTTCTGGAAAGAATGAAGCTCCAGGAGATCAAGGGCTCTCGAATTGAGAGGTACCTGAGACAACGACTGCAGACTGGCTTTGAGAGATTCGCTTTCGATCCCAAGAGAGGTTGCATCTACGTTCTGAACCTCACCAAGGACAATTCCCGTATCCTGGGCTACCAGATCAAAACTTTCAACAAGAGAAACCCTTATCTGACTTACAAGACTACCATGATGCACAAGGAGCTCAAGATCTACCGAGAGGAGAATGCTGAGCTTCTGTCAAAATTGGACACCATCTCCACGATCTTCGGAATCATGCACTTGGATCTCAACAAGACAGTGACTATCTTCGAGGGTCCCTTGGATTCCTTTCTCTTCCCTAACGCAGTGGGTGTCTGTTCAGCTAAGAACGATTTTCCCTTCGAAGTGGAAAGTCTGAGATACTTCTATGATAACGATGAGACTGGAAAGGATTGGGCAATGAGAAGGATCGAGGAAGGATTTCCTGTCTTTCTTTGGAGGAAATACTCCGAGGAGAATGAACTTCTTGCACTGGATGCTAAAATAAAAGATCTCAATGATCTTCTGATCGAAGCACGCAGAAGACCTCTGAAGCTCAAGAGATTCGTGGACTACTTTTCGGAATCCAAGTACGATATGATATGGTTGTAGATGAACAAGATATGCTAAAGCTGGAAAGTTACGACCTGGAAAGGATCGAAACTATTTCGGCTGGTGTGGATTTTAACACCGAACTGCCCATTGAGGATCTGGAACTTAGCATGGAGTTTTCTCAGCCCAAACTTAAACAATCCATAAAGATACAGCATGTCCAACTCGCAACAGGTGGAACCACAGGAAAAGGCAAAGGACTCTTCTGAGAGCACCGACTACATAGAGAGGTTCTCAAGGGAAAGAACTGCTTGGTCAGATGACATAGTCAACATCGGCAGAAGGTTTCGTGATGTTGATAACCTTGCGGAAGTCCAAGTGGATCTCTATTCCAAGAGACAGCAAGCTCTGGAGTACCAGTACAAGCTGATCAGCATTCACTCCAAGCTGAAAACTACTTACACTGCTCAGTGGAAGAGAGCTTTCGATGAAGCTGGAAAGAATGAGGATCTCAGGTACTCTGAGAAGGAGAAGAGTAAAGTGGCTGATGCTATGACTTCCAATTTGAGGTTCAAAGTGGAAAGTGTGCAGAACCAGATAGATTTCTTCAGAGAGACTATCAAGGGAATCGATAACATGAATTTTGGTGTGAAGCATCGTATTGAAATCGAAAACTTTAAAGCTGGCCTAAAATAAAATACACAGTGTCAAGCATCTAGAACTTTGAATACATCATACTATAAAATAAAATACAACCTTGTTCCAGGATTTAATATTTCTTTAATATGAAACTAAGAGTAACTGAAAATAATCGTTTTCTTCGTCTTTACGAAGCTTCAGAAATGGAACTGGAACAACTTAAGTTCTCCCTTAACAAACGCATTCGCGGTTTTTACTTTAACCCACTTGTAAAAAAAAACTTTGGAATGGGATGATCTCCTTTTACAAGGACGGATACATTCCAATTGGCCTCTGGAACGAAGTCTATAAGATGGGAGAAACTTTTAACTTTCCAGTCGAGATTGAAGGTCTGGAGCGCATCATAGACACTAAGTTCAACGAGGAAGATTTCAAGAAATGGACAAAGGATCATTTCAAAGATCATCCCAAGCTTCAACCTCGAGACTACCAGATAGATGCAGCTATCGCTATTCTCAAGAACAGACTCTCTTCCTCTGAGATTGCTACTTCTTCCGGAAAGACTCTGATCACTTTTCTGGTCTACGGATACTTGAAGAGCAAGGGCTCTTTGAATAAGTTCATGGTCATAGTTCCTAACACTACTCTGGTCATGCAGCTCAACGATGACTGGGATGACTATAATAATGGCAAGCTAGCCATGAAAGTGCGCATGGTCTATGGCGGAAACAAGGACGATGATCCCTCTGCTGATGTCATTGTCGGCACTTACCAGTCTCTAACTAAGAAGTCCATCGAGTACTTCAAGGGTGTGGATGTGGTATGCTGCGATGAAGCTCATACTGCTCAGACTACTTCCGTGAAGAATGTGATGGAGAAGTGCAAGGATTCTAAGATACGTTTCGGTCTGAGTGGAACTATGCAGATGGACGATTCAGCTGACTATTTCACCATCACTTCTCTTCTGGGACCCATGGTGAACACAATCTCTCCGAAATTCCTCTTCAAGGAAGGGTATGCTACACCAGTCAACGTTAAGATCATCAAGATCAACTACACCAACAAGGAGATTGGAGAAAAACTCTGGTCCATCAAGAAAAGCAGACAAATGGAGGGAAGTCAACTACTTTCCCTGGAGAAGAATCTAGTGGTTCAGCACAAGGGAAGGTTCGATTTTGTGGTCAATCTGATCAGCAAAACTTCCAAGAATTCGCTAGTGATGTTCTCCAACATCAAGGATGGTTACGGTAAGAGAATCTACGATGCGTTACGTGACAGATCGGACAAAGTTTGCTACTACGTGGACGGAAGTGTAGCTCAAGATCACCGAGAATACTACAAAAAGGAAATGGAGAGCGGGGGAAATTCATACCCTGTCATAAAAATGTCGTTCGGCGATGTCACTTATGAATTTAGAGAAAACGAAGAAATTAGAATGACTGACGGATCCATAAAATTAGCTAAAAATGTTACTATGGATGATGATGTAGACATCAGTTCTTTCTCATAAAAACTCTTTCTACTGGTATATATATCAAAAATATATTCATGAGAGATTTTATTTCAGCCGAACTTGTGAGGAAACATGGGACTCCTGATAACTTTGAAAAATTAGAAGAATACTTAGACTTAGTATTGAACTATGACAAAGATGTCAATGAAACATATTCCGAAACACATCATATTTTAACTAGATCTCAATTCCCAGAATACTATGACCAGGACTGGAATCTAGTGAAACTTAGATACGAAGATCATGTAAAAGCTCATGAGTTATTATATGAAAGCTTTAATCTGAGAACTTATCATTACTGTTTGACTTTTATGAAAGTTGACAATAAAGATAGAGAAAAAGTATCTAATGCCGCCAAGAAAGGATGGATTTCATTGAAAAATGATGCAGAAAAGTACAAGCAGTGGCATCTAAAAAGACAAGAGTATCTTGAAAATATGCCGGTCGCACATAGAGAAAAGATAGGGAAAGCTGGAAAAAATGTATGGCAAAATTATTCGGAAGAAGAGTACAATAAGAGATGCGAGACTAACAAAAATATTTGGACCGAAGAAGTTAGAAAGAAGAAAAGCATAGCTCAGATTAAATATGCAGAAGATAACAGAGAAAAGTTAAAAGAATCCACTAGAAGTCGATGGAATAAAATGACTTACGAAGAGAGATTAAACTTCAGTGAAAAGATGAATGCGGTGAATAAAGATCCGGAAAAAAGGAAAAAGGCAGGAGAAAGCATCAAGAAAAAGTGGGAACAAGAAGAATTTAGAGATCGCATGAAAACTAGAAGATCTCCTGGCTATAATTATAAATGCATATATCCTTCCGGAGAAGTTGAAATTTTTTCTTCATTAAACGATGCAAAAACACAAGGATTGAATCTGACATTGATAAGAAGATATGTAGACACTGATATTCCAGTCCCTCTTCCTAAGAAACAATCTACTTCCAAAATGAACCAACGTACTGTTGGGTGCAAATTTTACAGATTAAAAAATAGTCACAATGAAACCAACTAAAATAGAAAAGGAGATAAAGAACGAGGCGACCAAAGTATTGGTCGCCTCGTTCTGACAAAGCTCACCACTTTTTCCACAGGGATTTCTATCAAGAACATCCACAATATATTTTTTGTGGAGTCTTACAAGAGTGAGATCATCATCAAGCAGTCAATCGGTCGTGGTATGAGACTCTTGGAGGGCAAGGAAACTGTCAACATCATAGACATCGTGGATGACTTCTCTTATGAGAAGCATGATAACTATCTTCTGAAACACGGTAAGTCTCGCTTGGAATTCTACACACAGTACACTGATAAAATAAAAGTGCATACGGTCAATATCTAAGCTTGATATATAGTCAAATACACTGATATGCTTAGATTTTTCACTTTTGATCAATTTCTCCTTGAGAAAGACGTCCCACTGAGTCCTCCGCTCACTGAGTACGTTGTCCATGATATGGGTAAAGGCAGATTTGAGATGAAACATGATAAAGCACCCATCATCTTTTCCGTCGTCCCAGTTCCTGATGACATCGAAGCCTACAAAAAAGTTTTCTACGATCTGATCCAAGCTCTGGAATCTCAAATTCCCAGTAAGATCTACGAAGCAGTTAAAGAGTCACAGGAGTTGATCTCCAAGTTCGGTAACATCTTCAGCACTTCTCTGTCACTAAGCAATGTTGGTGGGTTGGAAATGGCACTGACAGATTCTCAGAAAGAGTCCATGAAACTCTCCGAGGTGGAATTTCTGAAGAAAGAATTCGCTTCGCTTCCCAAACCTTCACGTGAAAGCATCATCTCATATCTCAGAGATCTGGGAGAAAGAGCTGCAGTAGTCTTGGAATGCCTTTTCTACTACACTCGTTCCGGAGATGAGAAGGAATTCTTTCACTCTCAGAATTTCGATGCTCTTCTGAAATCTTACCAAGAAGCTCTGGACATTTGCCAGGAGAACGAAGACGTGGAGGTCGAAGGACCCTACAATTCCAAAGACTTGGTGCAAGCTGTTAATCAGCCATCAGACTACATCTTTTGGAAATTGCAGATGAAATCTTCAGGTTCCGTTTACATTCTTAGGGCTACAACTTCTCCGGAAATTCTGAATTCTGAGGAAAAGATTGGAAAGAAACAGGGTCTGACGATTGCCGTTCTTGATCAGAAGGGCAAAGAAGTGGAAAAAGAATTTCCACTGGAAGATCTAGAGGAAAAAGTTAAAAAATTGGAAATTCCCGGAGAATGATGGATTTGCAAGTTTTAACTGAAACTGAAAGAAAATCCTTTGAATTCGTGGATTTTCTGAAGAGAAATCGTCTGAAGATTCCGGATAAAGATGTCTTTAACGTCTTTAAGCTGAAGTACGATACGAAACTTTCCATCATGGAGTGTTCATCGCTTCTAAGCCTTTTGGAACATGAGGATCTCCTGGACAAAGAACTTTCCATCAACAAGAGCAAAGACTTTTACACGCAAAAACACAAACTATTCATAGATTTCAACAATGAAAAATTCAAAGTTTAAAACGTACTCAGAGTTTCTTCTGGAAGGTGGAAACGCTAGAGTCATCGACAGAGAGTCCGGTGAAGTCCTAGCTAGAGCTGAGAAGATCAATCTCCAGGAATTCAAGAGATCCAAGATCGTTTCCAGGATCGTGGACACTCTGGAAGCTATCAACAATCTCTTTGAGAAGGAGTACGAGATTAAGATCTGGAAAAATTTCAAGGTGATAAGAACTGGAGAAGCTTTCAGCGGAAGCTCAGAGTTCTTTATCGATCCAAACATCGAGGATGCAGAGTTTGTGAGATACAAACCTTCTGTCGGTGACGTGGATGTCATCATCCCAAAGAAAATTAGCAAAGAGTTCGAAAAGTTCATGCCTACCCTTGAAGGTAAACAGATCACTCCCTATGTGACATATTTGGGTCAGGATAGAGTGGATTTTGGTACTACTTGGTTGGCAGTTTTCAAGTACAGCGAGGGAAAGAAAGAGCTGAATTTCCAGATAGATTTTGAGTACGGTGACTGGGATGATATTGAAGACACTCCTTCCGAATGGGCAAAATTTTCACACAACTCTTCCTGGGAAGACATCACAGAGGGTATGAAAGGTGTTCATCATAAGTACTTGATCATCGATCTTGTCAGAGCTCTTTCCAAACTGGATGATGTGAAGATAGCAACTAAAGGTTCCACTCCTGAGAACATCAGGCTGATCAGCGGAAAGGAGAGCGAGAAGACTCATCGTCTTCTAGCTTTCTCTGTGGATAAGGGATTGAGAGTCAAATTCAGACAGATGGAAGACAGCGAGGGAAACCCTATCAAGATCGATGGAAAGTTTGTCTTTCAGGAGATTCCCACTAGTGAATCTGTGTACGTCAAGGAGCTGGAAGAGATCTATGAGATGATCTTCAACGAGAAGCCTACAAAGGATGATATGAAAAAGTTCAAGTCGTTCACAGGTCTGACTTCTCTGATCAAGGAAAAGATCGACGAAGATACAGTAAAGGATATGTTCCAGTTCATGCTGGAAGAGCATCTTTTCGGTAAGAGAGCTCAGATCCTGGAGAAGAACAATCCGATCCTGGACAACAAGATCAAATGGGCTATGGTCAATAAGCTATTTTCAGTCTTTCCTTACCTGAAGAAGAAAGAGAAGGAAGTTGATGAGATGTCCTATGAGTACTACAGAAATTTCAAAATGGAAGCTTCGTAACGATGAAACACTTCAAGCTTTTTGAGGAGTTTAAATTTAACGAGAATCTGGCATCTGCAGAAAAGGACTATTGGAGCATCTCTATCTATCGAGGTCAAAGAGACACTTGGTTTAAGTACTCAGTTAGATACAGATACACCAAGGACTACTCAAAGGGAATGAGTCTTTGCATATTTGGCTCCACATTTTACATCGAAGAGAACGGAAAACTTAACAGATTTGATGATGAGATGAGAAAGAAAAAAGTTCCAGCTGCTACCAAGAAATTCTTTTGGAAAGACTACTCGAACAAACATAGAGGAAGCTTAAAGGGATCTGAGTTCGGATTTTGAGAATAAATTTCTCTTTCCGAGAAAAAATGTTTAAATTTAACAAACAATCGATAATGACAAAGGGAATGCTGGATATTTCCATCCTCAACGTGGATAAAGCCATCAAAACTCCGGAAAAGGAATCGGAATTTCTGCAACAATCCATCGAAGTGCAGGAAAAAGTGGACGGTACTAAGCTCACAGTCGTTAGGAACGATAGAGATTTTGATTCCGAGGACGTGATGAACAATTTCATCTTTTCTTACAAGCGTACTATTCTCTATCCGGAAGATTACGAAAGAGTCAGTAGAGAGGAAGCTAAGAATGCATCCATCGGTGATGCTCAGTACGCCTTTGTTCTGGATCACTTTCAGAAAGTCAATCCCAAGCTGAAGGACATTCCCAAGAACACTGAGTTCTTCATTGAGTACATCATGGACAAACCCACACTGACTCGAGACTATAAGATCAAGCACAGAATGATGCTGATCGGTTATGCTTCTACCAAGTACACTGAGCGAGCCGGTCTTCTGACCACACAGCCCGGAGAACTGGAGAACGAAAAAGTTACTGAGTACGCTAAGATGATGGAGATCGATTCACCTCGAATCATTCTCAAAGGAAAAATCTGTCCCTTCTATCGCTTGCAGAGTTCCATCGTGGATCCGGAGTTCAAGAAACTCATCGAGGAACGAAAGGAAAATTTCACTAACGATAAGCATCGCTACTACTTGGAGCTGAAAAAAGCTTTTCTGGACTTGGAAAGCAGATACGGAGGAAAATCTGAAGGTGTGGTCATAGCTATGCCTGATGGAAATCTTCTCAAAGTTCTTCAGCCCGATCAGCACAGCAAGGACGTTAGATCCGCCAAGAAAGAACGTTACATGATGGAACCTGAGAAGGAAGGAGCTTACTTTCTTGAGATGAAGAACATAGCGGAGAAAGTTCTAAAGGGAATGGATACTAAGAGACCTTTCAGAGAGCTTCTGAAAGAGATTTCCAAAGTAGCTTACTCTGAGACCAAGGAAGATCTTCCTGAACACACTAAGAAGACTCTGATACAGATGCAGGAAGACTTGTTTCACGTTATGAAGTACCTTCTCATCAAGAAACTCCCCGGAAACAACGTGGCTATGTTCATCGGAAGGCTGCAACCTCCCACCAAGCTGCATCTAAGCATCATCAGAGAAGCTCTCAAAGATTTCGATAATGTGGTGGTAGCTCTGGTCAGAGGAAAGAAATCGGACATCAAGGACAATCCCTTCTCCTTTGAGACACAGAAGAAGATCATCAACGAAGTCTTTCCCGACGTTAAAGTCATCGAAGTTTCCACTGGCAACATACTTTCAGCAATGAATGCTTCCGATGAGAATATCAATGCAGTTCTTTGCGGATCCGATAGAGTGGAAGGATACAGAAATCAACTGAAAAACAATCCTGAGATTGCTGTGGTGGAGACTGCTAGAGACATGGATGGAGTCTCCGGCACCAAACTCAGAAAAGCTCTGATTGACGGAAACAAGGAAGAGTTCCAAAGAAACTCTGACCCTAAGACTTACAAGTTCTACGATGAGTTGAGAAAGGAGATTCTCGGAGAGACTTCAGAGAGGTTCATGAGCTTCGAAAAATTTTCCAAGCTTTATGAGTGATAGACTCAAGGGATTTGAACAGTTCATCGTAGAATCACAGTACGATCATGAAGATTACAATCACTACAGAGATGTGGATTGGATGGAAGATGCGACTAAGTTTAAGCAACATGCTAAATTCTCTGTGATCTGGAATGATGGAAAGGACATAGCTATTTTGAAAGGTCCTAGAGATGTGATCTATGCGCTCTACCTGGATAACGATAGGATACAACAGTATAGACTCTATCATTATGAAATCCTTCCAAGCCGTGTGGACGTACCCATGAACAGAAGAAACGAAGATGATTATTCGACAGAATACGAAGACTACGATGATCTTGCAGCCATAGGTTTTGCTTCTGACTACCCGGATAGTAAGATCGGTTACGGTATGAGCGATTGGCAAGAGGGCAAAGACTTAGTAGTGATGGACAGAGATGTACTAAAAGACATAGATGACAATTTCGGTATCGATAAAAAAGTGCAGCAAGAAATTCAACAAGCGATGGACAAAAATCCCATCCAGACTAAAATAAAAGGCACTATCAAAGGTAGAGAATTTGGATTTTAACTCATGATCACCGTTTCGGAAAAAGCATTGGACCAATTGATCAATCTGATGATGCAGGAAGGCATCACACCGGATACACACTCACTTAGAATCTCCGTGAAGGGAGGAGGATGTAGTGGTCTCTCCTACGACATGAAGTTTGACGATCAGATCGATTCCAAGGATCAAGTAGTCCCCACTGAAGGCGGACTCAAAGTCTTAGTGGACAGAAAATCAGTTCTGTATCTCTTCGGCACAGAACTGGACTACTCAGACGGTCTCAACGGAAAGGGATTCCACTTCAAAAATCCCAATGCCACAAGAACTTGCGCTTGTGGAGAAAGTTTTGCTGTTTAAAAAAACCCAATAGATATGAAACAACTTACAATTCAAGAAATGGAACAGTCGATCGCAGACGGAAAAGAATACTTAGTGGATTTCTTTGCAGAATGGTGTGGTCCTTGTAAATTCATTGCTCCAATCTTGGAAGACATGTCCTCCAGCGTTCCATTTGACATCATAAAGATTGATGTGGACAAGGAAAGTAAGGATGACTTGGCAAAATATAACGTCAGAAGCATCCCAACTCTGATAGCTTTCAAGAACGGAGAAGTCCTGAACAGAGCTACTGGTGCACAGAGTAAGAGTAAAATGATCGAACTTTTCTCATGAGCTTTCAGAAACCTCAGCTTCTGGACTTTCAAAGCTATTTATCGGAAGGACAGAAGCCCAAGAATGTGCATGATTTCGGTTGTGCTATGCTCTACTACGATTTTCCAAAGATGAAAGAACTTCACGAATGCATCGAGGAAGGTGACATCTACACAGAGGAGAACGATGATAGCTACGGCTTGGAAGATGAGCCTCATGTGACTCTTCTCTACGGCCTCCATGACGGCGTCGATGACGAGCATGTTAGAGAAATTTGTATGTCTCATAAATTCGAGAATCTTCTGCTGGAGAACATTTCCAGCTTTGAGAATGAGAAGTACGATGTTCTAAAATTCGACGTGAAGGGAAAGGGACTTCATGAATGCAACTCTAAGTTAGCAAACTTACCTCATACTAACGATTATCCTAACTATCATCCTCATTCCACGATAGCTTACTTGAAACCCGGAAAATCCAAGGGATACATTGAAAAGTTGAAAGGAGCGTCTCATCAGATCTCTCCCAAGATGATAGTTTACTCCAAACCCTCAGGAGAAAAATCCAAGTGGAAACTCTGAGATATATAGAAAAAATGAAGTAATGAAAAAGATAGTTTCATACAACGAATTCCTCGCTGAATCTGCTCAGAGCACTCTGGAAAATTTCAAAGCCAATCTGAAGAAGTATGACTTCTTCACCGGTATGATCGACAGCGATAAGCAGAAAAGAGCTGCTGATCAAAAGAACAAGGAAATCTTTGACATGCTGAAAACCATGTACAAGACTCTTTCCTATTCAGGAAAGCAAGAAGCTGAAAAATTCTTCACGGAGCTTCAGGACAAGTCTTTCAAGAGCAGCCCCAATTACAAGAACAAAGAACTCAAAGATTGGTTGGGTGTAAAAGAAAACTAAGAATTCATGGAAGATTTCTCCACGTTCAAGGAATATCTGAAGACTAAGAAGAGCGTGCTTTTTCTCACCACGTCCACTCGTTGGGAAGGTGATCCTGAAGTAGCCAAGAGCACTCAATTAGCGTATGACATAGCTAACGAACTTGATGGTGTAGATGTCAAAGTCATCGACGTCTCCAAGCTCAATATCTACGTATGTGAGGGAAATGTATCCTCTCTGAAGGGAAATAAGTGTGGTACTAAGGATGCACTTCTTAAAGACAAGGAGAAAAATCCTTCTGGGTGCCACAGATGCTGGGCTTCCATCAACAATCCTGATGACGAACTTTGGAAGATCACCAAGGAACTTTTCGAAAGAGAAGCGGTAGTCTTCTTTGTCTCAACACGTTGGGGACAGACAAACTCCATCTACCAG